TTAAATGTCTGGTGCTCCAATCAATGGCAAACAAGAAGCGATCGACAATCTAAAAGAGAATGTGAGGGAGATATTCGCTCGCCTGCATAACATAGAAATGGGTGAATATGCTCATGGAAAGCATATGGAAAACCAAGTGAACGAACTTAAAGAAGAAATCCGAAAGAGCCGCAATATCCTGTGGATCATCCTCCTCGTTTTGGCGGCAACACAAGGCCCACAGGTGATTGCGTATTTCGTGCGGGGATTCTGATGGGCGACCTAGCGAAGAATTTTTCCCGCTACGAGTTCATCTGTCATTGCGGGTGTGGATTAGACCAGGTGGATCCAGAACTCGTGGCGGCGTTGCAGCGGCTGCGGAACCGGATCGGCCGGCCGATCTACGTGAACAGCGGGTGCCGGTGTGCGGCGCACAACGCCGCGGTGCGGGGCGCGCGAAATAGTTATCACCTGCGGGGCATGGCGGCGGACATCCACGCGGACATGAATCCGGTGGAGCTAGGGCGGACGGCGGCGGAATCGGGTTGGTTTCGCGGAATCATTGTGCACGCATGGGGTGTGCACGTGGATATTCGGCCAGGGCGGAAATATTGGCGGTTGTAATTCACCGCGGTGACGCGAGGGACGTAAAATGAGCGGATTTTGGAAGTCAAAAACAGTGTGGTTCAACTTGTTAGCCGGCGGGTTGGCGGCGGGGAACGCAGTGGGTTTTTCGGATTTCCAGGCGGATCCGGATTTGATTGCGCTGATCATGGCGGTGGTGAATATTCTGCTGCGGTTTTTAACCAAAAAACCGCTGAATAAAAAATAATTCATGTTGCAAAAAACAAGAACCAGAATAGAAAATCCATTCGTATGGAAAAAACTAAAAGAGTCTTTTTCCCGTGGAGCGTCCATTGAAGTGGCTTGTTTGAAGGCGGGCATCACTGTGGAAACATTCCGGCGCTGGTGGGAACAAGGCGTAAGGGACTTGCAGGAGATTGAGGAGGAATTTGACCCGCAACATGTTGAGGCGGGGACCGAAGAACGGGGAACGATTTTCGCTCAGTTCTATTGGTATCTTGCGCCGGTGATTGCGGAAAAGATTGAGGAATGGATCGGAAAGATCGAATCCGGAGTTAATGACCGGCAGGCCAAAAACATGATCACCCTAATGGAACTGATGTTCCCTGATTTGGTGGGGAAAGGAAGACAACGGAAAGAACCTGGAATCATTCCTTCGGATATGCCGGTTGCGCAACTAGTGGCCTTTATTGCGAATATTCTCCGGGACCGCCAGGTAGTTGCGGAAATGATCCGTCATGATGAAAAGGGGGAAATCCGCGATGCCCTTAGATTCGTTATTGGAACTGAAAAAATACTTCGAGGCATTGAAGGAAAAAACCAGGGAATGGAATGTTCTGAATTTTAAACCTGAGAAAAAGCAGGAAGAATTCATGAACGCCACGGGGGCTTTCCGGTTTGTCGGATTTTTGGCGGGGAACCAAACGGGGAAATCTCTTTCGGGATGTATCTTGGATTTCATGCATGCCACGGGGTTGTACAACCTGTTTCCTTGGTATAAAGGAAGAAAATTCTCCGGGCCGACGGTTATTTGGGCGGCTTCCACCACGGCGGATTTTACGCGGGATAATATTCAACGCCATCTGGTTGGATATTTCAACGAAAAAGACGAACCGGCGGGAGGGATTATTCCGCGGGAATTGATTTTGAATTGGACCCGGCGAAGCCGTCCCGCCAATGCCATCGATCAAATTTGGGTGAAACATTTCAATGAACAGGGAGAGCAAGATGGAGTCAGCCTGATTCAATTTAAAGACTACAGCCAGGGGTATCGTAAATTCGCGGGAGGAACGGTTCATGTCATCCATCTGGATGAAGATCCCGTGGACGGCCGGATCACTACGGAATGCAAGGCCCGCTTCGTTCAGACCCGCGGGATTATGTATTATACCCTGACACCGACGGAAGGCCTCACGGCATCCGTGAAAGAATTTTGGCCGGAGCCTTCCACACCGTTTCATTACACCGTGCAGATGACCCTGGATGATTGCGCCCGGTTGTCGGAAACGGAGAAGCGGGAAATCATTGCTGCATATCCTGAACATGAACGGGAGTGCCGGGTCAAAGGAGTTCCCTTCCAGGGGGCGGGAGCCATTATTCCTTTCTCGGAAGCTGTATACGTGACGAGGTCCTTTCCCTTGCCCCCCACAATGCGGTATGGAATCGGAATTGACTTTGGATGGTCGGGAACTGCCGCGGTGGGTTGCGCTTATGATGCGCAAACCGATACGATTTATGCGCAATGGGAATATTTGCAATCCGAACAAATCCTGGCAATCAATGCGGCACGCATCAAAGAGTTATATATGCGATATTGGGGATATGACAGCAATCCCATTGTTTTTTGGCCTCATGATGGAGAAATCCCCCAGGATGACGGAGCTACGTTGGCGCAACAATGGGCCAGCCAGGGGTTGCGGATGCATTCTTCATTTTCGCATTACCTGGTTCCCCGCGATGACGGAAAAACCACCCGTTCCATCGACGTGTCCAGCGGAATTGAAGACATGATTTCCCGGATGCAGAACGGACGGCTGAAAATCTTTGAAGAATGCCGTCAGTTGCGGATGCAGTTGCAGTTTTATCACCGGCGGTTGGATTCTGTATCCGGGCGCTCGGAAATCGTAAAAAAGGATGACCACCTGATTGACGCGCTTCGGCAGTTTATTATGATGTGCCGTCATGCGGAATTACTTCCGGATCAAGTATATTTTCATGCGCCGGTTGCGCCGGTTATCGCAAAACATGACTATAATGTGCTGGAATATGAATCAGCAAGGAGGCCATCATGGTCGATTGGTTGATCGGAAGTTCACTAAAGCGGCAGGAACCCATTCCCACGCCGGTAAAAAAGGATCCGGATATCATGAAAGCGCAATTGGAGTTGGAAAAAAAACGTTTGGCATCCCTGGGTATCTTAACTATGCGGGGAGGGTCGCCGAATAATCTCTTAGGGAGATAAAATCATGGTTCGGGATGTCCGGTATTGGAAGCGGCAATTGAACGAAGCCCGCAATGAGCGGTCTTATTATGAAAAAGACTGGCAGAAAATTATTGAAGTCATTGATCCGATTTATTGCTCCATTGAAAAATATCTGTTTCATGATCCATCCAAATCCAGGGAAATTTACGATTCGCGGGGAATCCGGGGACATGATGGCCTGGTCAATGCATTGCATTCCAGCCTGTTTCCGCTTTTTTCCCCGCACGGCATGATTACGATTCGAAACAAGCAGCTCCTGGACGATTATCCGGATCTTCACGAGTGGCTTGCCTACGTGAACGAAACGCTGTTTTCCGCTTACGCACAATCCAATTTTCACCGGGAAGCGCAAAAATCCGTTAGTGATATCGTTTCTTTCGGTTTTGCGGCCAATCTGCAAGAAACTTATCCATTCGGAGACTCCCGCTACGGGGATCTTATTTTTACTTCCATACCTTTTAATGAAGTTTATCCGTTTGAGGGAAAAGAGGGCACGGTTGTTCAAATCATCCGGGAATTCAAGATGCGGAATGAGCTGATTCTGGAGAATCCCGATTGGCGGCAAGCCATCGCGGCGAATCCCGATTTGTTCCGGTTGATTCGGGAAAACCCCTCGGATAAACAGGATCTTTTGCATATCATTACACCGGTAAAACCAGGCGAGCGCACGTTGGTCCGCTCTCATACTTATATTTCTCTTTTTATCCTGGACCGGGAAGAAGGGATTGAATTGAATCGGCACGGGGAATTTTATGAAGGATTTGATGAATGCCCCGTACAGGTTCCCCGTTGGAAGCCCCGGACAGGGAATGTATACAGCCGGTCTCCGGCGCAAGCCGCTCTCGGTGATGTTCTTTCATTGCAAGTATTGGCCAAGCAGCGCTTAAAAGCAATTCCCAATCTGGTGACCCCTCCTCTTCAGATCCTGCAGGGATCTTTGGCTTCCGAAGTGGTCAGCTTACTGCCGGGAGCGCAGAACATCGTCAAGCAATTGAATGCGATTTCCCCTATTTTAGAGGGTCACCAGGTGGACGTGGCTTATTTCGAGGGGGAACATCTGGCGAAAAACATCCGTTCCATCATGCATTGGGATGACTTCCGGTATCCGGAGGATCTTCCCCAGATGACTGCAGAAGAGGCCCGAATCCGTTCCAATGTTATGCAAGGTCTCTTCGGGCCGGTTATTTCCGCAATCGATTATGAATGGTCCCGGCCGCAACTGGACCGGTCTTTGTGGATTCTGGTACGGGCCGGCCGGATCCCTCCTCCTCCCGCGCCGGTGGATCAACGGGATATTGCATTTGAAATGATATCGCCGCTTGCACAGATGCAACGGTATACGGAAGTGCAGCAAGCGGAGGGTTTGTTACGCACTGCTGTGGAAATGAGCCAGGTTTATCCGGAGATTCTGGCGATGATTGATGGGAAGAAGTTGCTTCCCTGGATGGCCTCCCGAATGAGCCAAAGCCTATTCCAATTTTTACGAAAGCCGGAGGAAGCAGAGAAGATTTTACAAATGCAGCAGATGGCCCAAGGGGCTCCAGCGATGGCGAAAGCGTTGAAGGATGCTTCCGTGGCACAACTCAATATGAAGCGGGCGCAATATGAATCCCCTGCATGAATTATTCAAGGAGACTTTGGCCAACCCGGAATTGCTGTTCGAAGAATTATTGAAGCGGGAGATGGATGAACAGCAGATGCAAGAAGCCTTGGCGAATGCCAAAGCCTTGCGGGAAGCCATTTTTCTTACCTTTAATACGCCATTCGGGCGGATCGTGTTGCGCTGGATGGAGGAAGAGTTCCAGAACCGGAGCAGTCTGAATCTGACCAACGATGGATTTAAAACCGAAGTCCGGGAAGGCATGCGCCTGGTTTATTTATTGATTCGGCATGCCATCAAACAACATGAAAGAGAAAGAAAGGATTCCAATCATGGTAATTCCCCCAACACCTCCCCCAACCTTGAATCCATCTTCCGAACCTGGAGGGACACCACCCGCATGGGCCATATCCCTGCCTCCGGAGATCAAGGACAATCCGACCATTCAAGGACTTTATAAATATCAGAACCCCCAGGAAGCCTTGCATCAGATGGCCCGCATGACCATCGAAGCGCAATCTTTGGTGGGACAAAAGGGACCGCGGCTTCCGGCGAAAGAGGCCCCTTATAATGAATGGGTCCGGTGGAAGCAAGAACATTTGGGAGCCCCGGCCAAGGCGGAAGGTTATAAACCGCATGATCCCGTGGAAATCGAAGTGAATGGAGCCAAGGTACCCATGCGGCTTCCGGCTCATTTGGATGCCACTTTGCGGGAAAAAGTGGCGGCCATCGGGGGAACTCAAGCGGATTATAATCATTTGGCGGGGATTGTATTACAGGAAATTCAGCAGGCTCCCGTTTTAGCCAAATCCATTTTGGAGAAAACTTATGGGGCGCAGGGCGCGCAGCAAATCACGATGGCGGCACAACGGGTGCTGGATTTGATTCCGGATGTGGGGGAATCCGGGCAGCCCGGGTTACGATCGCAGGTTAAAGAATTGATTGCCTCCAGTCCGGAATTGCAGGTGGGATTGGCACATATCGCTTCCCGTCTGGGAGAAAGCCAGACCCCGGCTCCAGGGTGGACTTCTTCCGGAACCGCTGTGGATATCAATCAATTGATCAAAGAAGCTCAGCAAAAAGATGCGGAATGGGTGGCCTTGATGCAAAGCAATCCGAACGATCCCCGCATTCCGGTTTTGCAGGAAGAAGTCCAAAAAATTATGTATCAGGTTTATTGCTTTAATCAAAAAAAATCTTGACAAGTCCGGGAAGAATACCTTTAATATAAATACGGTCTGGAGAAAGCCCACCTCCAGGAAGCCTTTCCGCCGGGCGCGCTGTGGACCGCATATTCCCCACCGGGCAGGTCTCATCGAGGCAGCCTCCCGTGGGATAATGTTCACGCATTATTTCACGGAGGAGCAATCATGGTTGACCTGACAACTTCCCTACCGTATGCCAGCTTTTACGGACAGGGCCATGGTGACCAACTATGGACCAAGGAGATTCCGCCGGAATTTTATGTCCAGCGGATTGCTCAAATGATTTACAATATGCTCCACATCCAGGGCTCCCAACTATTGCGTTGGGTGCGTGTGGAGCCGATGGGCGGCGAAAAGACCGGATTCCGCCGCCGTCAACCCTTATCCACCAGCCGGGTGACCAACCGGTACCGCATGCAGGTTACAAAGCCGTTCTATGACTTCATGGCGGCTGTAGCAGCTTCCACGTCTACTACGACCGAAGCACTGGCCGCCTTGGAGGCCTTTCAGCAGCCCACCGGCGACATTCGTTGGTGTTATCCGCAAATCATCAAATATAATCCAGTCATCGGAACGGTATGGGATCCCTTGTTCGGCCCAATCACGCCAAGCAATGAATTCGTACAAGAAGGAATTGGAGCCATCGGTCGGGCTTGGGACCGCGTAATTGTGGATGCTTTCTTCGGGAACGCCATCGAGGGACATAATGCCGCCGAGAACACAACCGGGGCCTTAAGCACGGTGGAATGGTCGGAAAGCAATTCAGATTGTACTATCCTGAAGCCGACCGGCGGATTGACCCGCTCAGCCATTCAAAAAGTGGCGGAAATCTTTGATGACCGGGGAATTCCCAATGATCCTTCTCAGCGGATCGCCATTATCGGCGTAAAGCAGAAACAGAATATTTTGAATTCTTCGGAATTCACCAGCACGGATTGGCGTGCTTCCCGTCCTCTGGAAAACAACGAAATCGGCGGGTTGATGGGATTTACCTGGGTGGTCATCGGCAATGACCTGGGAGTCGCGGGAGAAGATGAATTGCTTCCAAAGATCAGCGGTCTGCGCCGATGTATCTTTACGTCGCCCCGAACCCTTGGGTTCGGAATTTGGGACCGGTTTCAAAGCCGGGCGTATGAAATCGAGAACAACGATTTCGCGAAGGCTATCTGGATTTCCAGCACGGTGGGCGCGACCCGCATCGAGGAACGCACCATGGTGGAAGTCCGGTGCCAGGAAACCAGTTAAAGGAGGCTGACATGAAACGCGGGCTGATCCTTTCATTCATTCTGCTTTTAGTGTCGCCCTCCTCGTTCGCGCAGGTTTTGGGGACGTATCATCATGATTATTATGTCAATGATGGAGTATTCGTCCCGGTCGGGCCGGAACTTTTGCAAATGGGGGCGGCCGCGGAAGTGGGAACGGTCACCCGGGCTCTCGAAACCCT